ACGGTGTCGTGCCTCTTATCAATGATGTAGAGGCGATTCTCGAAGCCGCAAGAGCTCTGGTTATTCAAGAGCCCGAGCTCATCCCCTTATCGGTGACGATTAAAGATAGGTGCTTCGGCACCGACCCTAGCGTCGTCGATACTCCGCTTTACCCCCACAAGATTTTACATACGTGGGAAAGTAAGGTTAGGGTACAACTCAAAGGAGCTGTTAAATCGCTAGCAGACTCTCCGCTTTCAACAAGGGCTCGGATCTCTGCAAGTCTAAGACTGCAGGATTTTATCCCAAGTATGTGGGAGTTGTTACCGTACTCCTTTCTCGTCGACTACTTTACAAATGTAGGCGACGTGATTGGAGCTGCTTGCACCGGGACACAGGATTTGGTCTGGTACTGGGGCTCCACAAGCATAGCGAAGCGGCGTCTAACGACGTGCCTGCCGATGCCTTGTTCGAGCTACCATATATCAGGCCCCCTGCTTCCTTCACTCGGTCTCGTAGAAACACGCGAGTTCCGTCGGAGCAAGCCTCCCTTGAACGTGTCGCTAAGATCGTTCAGGTTCAATCTGCCTAACTTCGGGCAGACCATTAATACCCTATTGCTGGTCCTGGCCAGGACAACGCGGGCGTATCGCGAGTAATTGCGAGTTTGCCTTCGTCCACTGGGAGATAGCGATTTCACCCTTAATCGGGTATCATCCTTGGAGTATTCCAAATGTCCTTAACACCGGCTTCGCCGATCGTAGGTGCAGCGATGACTGGTTTAACCAGTCCCACGTACACCGTCACGCTGGACTCCCCTCCGAACTCGCATTCTAAACAGTATGCGGTCACGGCTTTGGGGGGCACCCAAACAGGTGTCACTTTACATAGTCCATCGAGTCCCTTCATCCTTATGCTCCAGCGCCCGGCGCAGTTCAAGCAACTGGCACAGGTGAACCCTGTGACCGGTAAGCTGATGGCTGTGCCGCGCAATACTTGGCGACTTCTTGTCGTTAAGGGAGGACCCCCTATGGCAGACCAAGCTCCTGCCAATATTGTCTTTAGGGCGGAATTTGCTATTCCGGCTGGTGTAGAGATTAACGATACAGCCAACCTGGCTGCTTTGCTCTCCTTCATCGGTGGTTTGTTTTGGGTTGACGGGAATGATCTTCGTGCATGCTTCACGTCAGGGCTCCTTGGAGCCTAAGCGTGATGTGTGCTTATGGCGAAGATTTTGACGTTGTGGTTAAACTCCTTAGGAGAATCACGTGGATACT